TCTTGCTTAATTTGATTAACAACTTCTCTAATTTTGTTGTCAATCCTAACCATATCCAAAGTATATCTTTGGTGGTTACGCTGTTGCACCGCCCACTCTGTCTCGAGACCCCTCTTCGCTTTGTAAAGGTCTCTTACGTGCATTTGCATCTATGATCTCCTCGTAGGTTATCCATAGTTTACGATGGTCTATAAATCCATCTTTCTCCCATTTTATATCATTTTTTCCTAGTTTGTCAACTAGTGCATTTTCAAAGGCTTTATCTTCATCCTCTGAGGCTATTTCAAAAGACGCGTAATAGCCATATGCTCTGATTTGTACACGGAAGTTTTTCATAGTTGCCTTTCTTCTTTAGCATAAAAAAAGGGGGCTCGAAAGCCCCCTTCTTAATTAAAAGTTATTAGATTACGCTGCTCCTGGAGATCCGAAGATACCTCTAGGGTCTGAGAATCCAAATGAATATCTCTCTCTAGCTTTGTATTTTACGTTTCCAGTTTCGAAATCACCTTCCATCGAAGTTTTTACTGGTGATCTAACGAACATTTTTAATCCATTAGGTACATCAGTCTTGATGAAAAACGCATCTGTGTCAGTTAAGTAGTGGTTGACCACGTAGCCTTGTGGGATCATTCCCATATTAGCTACTGCGTTGATGTCATTGTCAGCTGTTCCAGTTCTGCCTTGAGACTTCATCAATCTCTCTGCTGTAAACTGAAGCTCAGAAGGAATAATTAATTTCATTCCTCTTGCTGCAATCTTCAACCCTCTTTCATCAGTCATTGCTGCGATGTCAATTAACGACTGCTCTAACGATGTTTCGTTTAAGTCAGCTGCAGTTGACAACTCATTTTTAAATGTTCCAGCAACGATTGGGTGTGCAGTTGAAAATAATTCAACTCCGTCACCACCTGTGAAGTTTGAGTCAAACCCGTTGTTTAACACATTTGCTGCTTTAACTTGTTTTGCGTTAGCCATAGATCTAGCTAATGCTTTTGTATATCTAGACGCAAGTCTGTCATACAAATTATCTTCAATCGCTTCTTCAGTGATTGAGAACGCTAAAGCAAGCGTTTCGTGAGTGTATCTAGCAGTGAAAGATTCAGTAGCTGAATCAAAGTTTACGCTTGAACCTTCAGGTTTTACCTGAGCGTTCGCGAAACCAGATAACATTACTTCTTCTTCAAAAGCTCTATCAGAATTTTCGATATCGTAAATCTGAGTATGCTCATCTGCGTAGTTTTTATATTCCAGGCCGAATAGTGCATTCAATCCTGGCTCTAGTTCTTTAACTAGTTGTGCTCTTGATATTGCCATAATATTATACTCCTATCCTATTATACGCCTGTTGTTAATTTAAATACGTGTTCGCCTGTATTGAAAACGACATATGCGTTTACATTAGCTGAACCCGTATCACTGTTATCAGGATCTGTTGAGATTCCGATTTGTTTGAAACCACCTGATGTTCCAGAAGTGGACGTGTCAATTTCTGAAGTCGATTGACCAGTGATTGTAGAACCTGAAGTTCCCACAAAGTCAAAAGCAGAATTGTTCATCGCCGCTGTTCCTGTACCATCGTGTTGTGCTTCAAACACAGTAAATGGATCAACGTGTACTGTAGCTTTTATATCAGAAGCGTTTGTGCTTGCTGGGTAAAAAGCTTTAAACGTTGGCTTACTTGTTGATGGATCAGTAAAGAAACATCCACCGAAAACACCAACTTGTTGTGTGTCTCCAGCTGCTGCTTGCTCAATACCGCCACCCGCTACTGCTTCTACCACTTGACCTGTAAATATTGAAGTCCCGTGGTTTGCTGCTATAGCGTATTCTTCCGTTCTTAGTTCGCCACCTACAAGAGATCTTGTTGGTCTAAAACCGAACGCTGCGTCTTTGTTTGCCATAGTTTTATCCTTATTATGTTTATGGTTTTAACCATAAACGGGTTAATGTTAATTCGTTGGATAGGAATCGTTAAAAAATTAACTTTTCTTTGTACCACCGAAGGTTACACGAGTCTGCCTCTCATTATTGATTGGCATACTAGGGTGCTGTTCCTTCATAAGATCGTTTTCTATCGCGTCGCTTTTGTCTTTAGTTTGTCTTGCAAAATACTCTTTTCGCGATTCGACAATCTCCTCTGGTATCCTTGCCAGCAAAAGGCCGCCAACTCCGATTACGCCCTTGTATTTACCGTCTTGGACAGTTGGATAATT